TTGTAGTGGCTTGACTTCCTGTTATTGAGCCAGTACATCTGAGCCAATACGTCAGGAGGGCATTCTTTTTCAACCGTCTTCACTTTCAAAGGTTTTCGATTCCCATCAGCGTCCACTTCAAGGATGCTTTCCTTTTCCGTATACCGATATCCTACAGCACGTTCATACAGCTTTCTTTCTACCTTTGCGTCCGCCTGGTCTTTCCCGGCCATAAGAGCCTGAAGGAAACTTTCGTGGTCCTGCTTCCATCGGTGTAGCGTCCTGACAGATATTCCAAACGCCTCCGCTATTTCATTATCGTCAGCACCTTTTATAGCCAAGGACCATGCCCAGTCATCGTGGTATGCCTGGTTATATTTCAACGGTGCTGCCATGCTTTACACCTACTTTCCGGCTAAATATTCAGCCGCTAAGTATTCAATGGCCTGCCACTTATTTTTAGGTCCAACCACTCCATCATCTACCATCTTCTTCACTGCCTCCTGGATCATCTCTGCGGCTTCCGCAGGAACCGCACTGCTTCCGAAGATGCTTGTTAGCTGTACCCATTCGCTATCTTCCGTGAATCCTATCCCGTCAAGCATTTCTCCGGTACACTTAATCATGGCGTGGATGGCTGCCCCGGTATTCTTCACGTTTGCAAACTGCTGATATCTTGTCAGCGTTTCCAGGAAGGGTTTATGCTGTTCTATATCTGCCACGCCGAGAACATCCGGTTTGGTTCCGTCCAGCGCATCAATGAGTTTCTGCATATCTGATATCTGGTGCGGCAGGAAGGTGAAGGTTATGTTCTTCCAGTCAAACTCCACTGTGGGCGATAGATATTTTTCCAGTTCCGCCTCCGGTTCTGCCAGGATTTCTTTTCCTGCATAGCTTTCAATCATATCGTCCACATCTTCCAGCATTCTTGCCAGTTCCTTCAACGTGGACTGATCATCAAATCCGGAGATTGCATTATGGGCTATCTGCTTCGCCACAATCTTTGACCGGTTCAGGCCGCTAACATCCAGAATGACAAAGAACTCTTTCATCCCCGCATCTTTTCCAGACCGGATTCTGTGATGCCCGGAGATAATCTCTATTCTGGTTCCTTCCTCTGTCAGCGCACAAAAAGGCAGTGATTCTAACTGTCCACGCTTCTTGATGTTATCTGTGAGTTGCCGTTGCATTTCATTCTTCATTATCCGGGCGTTAATATCCTGTTCCCTGATACACTCAGCAGGAACTCTTGCGATGATAAGCCCGGAACCCATATCGGCTATTTGCTCATAGCTGATTTTGCTTTCGCTCTTTCCTTCTGCCACTTTTCTTCCCTCCTTAACCATTCAGCAAGTGTCTGTTTCTCCGTCCGGTCCTTCAGTTCTGATTCATACGTCAGCCGGAATCCCATCTTCGCATCCGGTATGCGCTTCGTTAATTTCATAACCCCACGCATTTCCTTTGCTTCCGGATACTTTGTCATCTGCACTGTTTTCAGATGCCCCACCTTTTCTTTCTCCAGGTCAGTGCATATCTTATAGACAAAGCACTTATTCTGCGCCAACATAGTCAGCAGTCTTCCAAGTCGGTACTTCTTGTGTGGAACCGTCATGCCATACATAAGAAAAAGAGCATCTGATACCTGAGTACCGAACGCTCCCATAGTGAGTGCCGACTTATCAACGCCAAACACTCCCGCTATTTTCCCATCAATCAAGACTGCAATATTGACAGGAGCGGAAGAACCAACAAAGTTATGCGTCCATAGCTGGCGGTAATACTGAGCCTCTGCTCTTTCTATCTGGCATAACTGTACTTTGGTTTTCTCCGTGATTTCATAATCTCTGGGTAGCATACTGCACTCCAAAGCGTTCAGCTTGCTTTCCCCTGGCCGGGCAATCTTCTTTCCGTTTGCCAGTGCCGTTGCTTCCTCCGGTCTATTTGATGTGAGGTATACATTTACACCGCTCCTCACTCCATACCTGGCAAATACAGGCTCTCCCGCTGTCTTACCTGGTTCATTCTCTTCATAGCAGAGAACCAGGCACTTTGCGTTCTTACACATATCCATGAACTCCAGCAGGCCGGTTGCCGGGTCGAATATCCCATACTCCGGTTCCTTCCAGGTCATCATACCTCCGGTGTCGTAATACTTTTCAAACCCTGCCGTATAGGTTGGCGGATTTGCGATCACAACACAGTGTTCATCATCGAGGATTTCTGCCATGTGCTTCCACATGTCAAGTGCTCTGTAATTCATTCCATTGAGCAGCGTCTTTGCCCTCTCCAACTGTTCCCGGATATTCTTAATGTGCTCTTCCCTCCTGCTTGCCAGATCAAGCATGAAATTGTAGAAGTATTCCTTTCCCGCATTCTTCACGGTGCTGAGATATTTCCATGCGTACATCGCAACTGCCGGGTCCAGCAGTTCTTCATCGCTGAATCCTTTTGCATGGATTTCCAACTCTTCCATCGGATTCCCTGCTATCGCATATCCCATGATGGACGTAAACATTGATACGTCCGATGCTTCCACCTGGCTCGGTTTAAATCCCGCCTGCACTGCCAGATGTGACATAGCGAAGGCACCAGCGCACGGTTCCACGAACTTCGTGTACCCGTTCTTTCTGGCATTTTCCAGAAGCACTTTCAAAAACTTCTGCTCCGATGGAACCAACGTACCCAGGAAGAATGCCCCTGGATTCTGAAACATCGCCATATTGCTCTCCTTTCTTCGTTGCTGTGTATTTTATTGCCCGGTTCGGTAAAGCCGCTGGATGCAACTGTAAAACAGCCCAGGCATGAAAAAAGCCCCGCCCGTAATGGGTGAGGCTGTCATTCCCTTCTCTTTAATTGTTTTGCATGTAGTCAAACACCTGTATCGCTTCTCTCAATGCGTTTATCTTTGCCGCTGCTGCCGTTATCTTATCTATGTGAGATGCGTAAGCTGCTCCGAAGTCTTCTGCCATTAAGAAATTCATTTCTTCGATTTCCTTTATCGAATCCATTTTTGCTTTCTCGAATTTCTGCTGTGCTTTCTTTAATTCTTCTTCTAAATATTCTCTATAATCTTTACTCATATCCTTTATCCTCCATCTGGTTGATTTGTTTTATTTATCTTGTCATCATTCTATCAAACCCACCTCTGGTGTCAATCGGATAATTGATGTTTTTGTAAGTTTTTTATCCATTCTTACCAATCGGCAATTTTATAACGCCGGGGATTTTTGATACCTCTTTGTCAGAACTGCACAATCAGCAGTCATAATAAAAGCCCCACCCATTTCTGAGTGAGGCGTTGTTTTTGGTCCGCCAAGCAGGACTTGAACACTGCGACCTACAGATTAAGAGTCTGTTGCTCTGCAACTGAGCTATTGGCGGATTATGTTGTGTAGTGAGGATACATTGCACGGTACAGATCACTCATGAACGACATCTGTTCGTAGCCGGATTCTTTTTCCTGCCGCATCTGCTCCTCTTTCTTCCTTTGCTTCTCTCCGGGGTCCGGTGACGGGTCAGGCAATTCTTCAATCTTCTGCCCTGTCTTTTCGTACCACCATTCCGCAAAGACTAATCTATGGCACCATTCACCGGGTTTTCTGACATCTTCGTAGCAACACAGCACCACGTCCTTGCCTTCATCCAGGTATGCCTGAATGATTCCCCCGATAACTGGGTATCCACTCTTTTCCAAGTGCTTGAAGTACGGTTCCCTGAATCTCTCCCTGTTATTCTCATTCCACAGGTATCCAGGTGGCGCTATCTGTAGGATATTCTGTACTTCACCAGAAACTTCGGCATACTCCGGACAACTCCGACCACCGTATACTTACCCGTTTCCAACTCTTTATTACTGAATCTGCTTGTGTATAACTTTGCCATCGTTCAAACTCTCCTTTCCGTAGATGCTGACAATCGTTTCGATTCCTTCAGCAATTCTGGCTTCAATATCTTCGCCCAGGGATAGGTAGAATCTTTCATGTACCATACACTCATACGCTTTCTTCATCCGCAATGACTGCTCTGCTGTTATACCAAGCCGGAAGTCCTTTGCAATCCGCAGTGCTTGTTTGTACTGCTTCTGTGCTACCAGGCTTCTCACCGCGTCACTCTTTCTAACCATTCTCAACACCACTTTTTTCCGTTTGGTAAGTTTTCCACATCTTCATTCTAACCCTTTACCGGCTGGTGTCAATCTGAATCGCCTTATTTTTATGGAGTGACATATCAGTGATTCCAGGTTACATCTTACCATTTGGTAAGTTGCCCTGTCAATGCCCTCTTTTTGCCCCGTGATTGCCCCCTGGTTGGATTCTATCTCTGGAAGCCATCAATTCCAAAGATAAGAGCAGTAAGCCGCTTACATGCCGCTGTAACGTCTTTGTAGACCGTTCGCTCCACGATTCCTTCGCTTTCCGCTATATCCTGTACCGATTCCGGCACTTTCTTCAGGTACAACCCCTCCACCACACGGTATCTTCTCCTATCCTCCGGGTAAGGGGAATCCTCACAGCTTTTCTTGTATACTTCCAGCATGGCGTTCACATGATTCATAATCGCCCTGGTCCTCATAACTCCTTTTTCGATGCTTTCAACCCTGCTATCCTTATCTGTTCTCCTTCCCTCCATCATCTCAATAATATCAATCACGTCTTCGTCCAGTTCCTCATAAATTCGGTATATTGCTTTATCGCCGTAATCAGAGAAATCACGATAATGTTCCAGAAGCAATCTCGTATTATTGAGCCTCCTGTCGAACTTCTCCTTCTCCTCCCGGTCCTTCTGCTTGTTGTAGGTTTCCATCGCCACTTTCGCCGCATGTTCTGTGATCTGGTCCAATACTTCTTTGCTTAGTAACTGCTTCTGCTGCTTTCCCATCGGTAATTCCTCCTTGATTGATAATTGCGTTTTTTCTGCATATCTGTTACAATATTGCTTGCTGGACATATTGAAGGACTGCCTCACCGATGGGGTGGTCTTTTCTTTTACCTTCTGGAGCAGGTTGCGAAATGAGAAATATATCCACAGCCTTCAGCTTCATCTACACTGCACTTTTCTCCCGCTACTACCACTCCCTCCGGGGTAACGATTCTTTCTTTCCCTCCCGGAACCGCCTTATAATTTACCAGTTCCGGATTCACCGGCATATTCTTACCAGCTTTTGTCTTTACCCACAGGATTCTGTCTCCACACTGTCTACAAGTTCCAAACGGGTCATATTTTCCACCCATATTCTCACCTTCTTCCCTTTTTCTGCTCCCTTCGGATATCTCTGCATATTCGGTCACACATTTTCTGATTGCTAATCTTGCGTTTATTGGTGGATTGAATTTTTTCTGCCACGAATTTGTACATATCCTCGTCTACATCCGCCAATTCTCCCCTCGTGCATAAGCATAGGGAAGCGAACGGCTCTGCACAATAATCAACAATCGAACAGTTTCCACAATGCTGGTCTAATTCACCTATCTTCATTCTGTGCCTCCTACAGTTCTTAATATTGCGTGCGTCACTTTCCAAAAATGAAATAACCACTATGCCACGAACTTAATTCCATACACTCTGTACCTTTTCTCAAACTCTGCCATTCCTACCGTATGAGCCTCCGTATGATGAATCCTGCAAAGGCAAATCTTCCGGCTTTCTGAATCATCCACCTCCGTTCGGTCATTTCCCATGCCGATAGCATCTACATGATGGATTTCTCCTTCCCGCCCGCAAATCGCACACTTTCTATTCTTCAGGCAGGCCCACAGGTAATGATCTATGTCATCTGTCCGGTTACTGCCAAAGTCCAAGAGCGGAACCCCTAACTCCAGGGCCAGGTCCAACATCGTATTGATGAACTCCCTAGCTGTGTCCATCGTGCAGTCCGACAGGGAAAATTCATTACAGCCGGTCCGGATGATATGCTCCACCTTCAACCTCTGCTTCATTTCCTCCGGAGTGTAGCCGGTGAAATCTGCAATATCCCGGATAGTTGCATATGCCTTTCTCCTCTGATCTGCGCTGATATGCCTCCCATCGTCCAGCCAGACGGTACAATCTTTAATCCTTTTCTTCAGAATCGCCTCTTCCAGATGCCGGTCCGGTATGAATATCTGCAAATGAGTGCCATTCCGGTCCGGCTTGTAGGCTTTTATGTTTGCGTACTCATACATCTCTTCCTCCGGGTTGCCATTCTATGTTCTGTCAATGTCTGTTCGGTTTCTCCAGCTTCTCTATCTCCTCCAGCTCTGGGAAGATCAGACATTTTGCCATTCCTTCCGCAAACTCTTTCGCTCCCTGGTTCTTCTGCTCTATCTGGTCTGCCAGATGCCGGAAGACGATTACCAGCATTCCTGCATCTGCTGTCGCATAGGGTGTCACTGCCTTGATAATCCTCCTGGAGTAGTAATCAAATCCGCTTGCCATCAATTTCATGGCTGATTCTGTCTTTCCATTCTGGACCAGATTGTTTCCTCTTGTGACGAAGCTCTGCATCCTGTTCTTCATAGAATCCCTCCCTTTATCCGGCTATCGCCGTGGTCTGTTTTTCTGCTACCGACGGAACCAGGCGTGAAATCTGTCCTGGTTGAGTAATCTACTCCAATACGGCATACACTCTCTTGCATGTCGTGTGCGGAAATCCCGTACTGCCTCACGCAATACAGGAATCTGTCTGTCGGGGATATCTCTATCAGCTTTTTCATGTACTTTTTCCGGATACGGCTCTTTCTGTGATGATAAGCAAATGCCCTATACCTCCGCACCAGCCTGTCATGCTCCGGCTCCGCTTTCTTCGGTACTTCTGGAACTTCCTGCACCTCTGGTTTCTTCTGGTTCGCCTCTGGTTGCATTTTATCTTTCCGGCGGATAAATTTATTACGGACGGCTTTTAAAACCTCTATAAACCGCATATAATCCCTCCTTTTTCCGGTGGTTCAGATGTTTTCCTCCCCACCGGTCCGTTTTAATCTACCTCTTCATACCCATAGCCATCATCGCCTATGTCATCATCTTCTCTGAAGTCTTCTATGCTCACATCGCCCTCTACCGGCCCCGGCAGTGCTCCTTCATCCATCACTTCTCCCTCCAGGAGCGGAACACCGACAGCGTCTTCATCCGGCTCGTTCATGGCTTCCTGGAAATCCGTATCAAAGATACTGCGCTGTTCCGTGTTGTTTACGTACGTCAAAACATATTCCTGCTTCTCTTCATCCCAAACCATTGCCATTTCAGGGTTCACGCTTCCCTTCTCTTCGTTTTTTATGTTGATGGCTGATGTTACTTTGTGGTCGAATTTCGGTTTCACTCCGGAACCAGCTTAATATCCACAGAGATAGAAACCTTTCCCTCCATGCTTTCTTTCTCCTTCATGGTTCCTAACGCTCTCTGCAATACGATATTTGCATCTCTTCTCAGCTTCTCAAAAGTATCCGCTTCAATCCTCAGTTCTTTACAATCTTCCATTTTTCCTTCCTCCTAAAACAATTTATTGATAAGTTCCATGGCGTATGTAGTATCTACCTTGTCATTACCAGTCGCTTCCTGATGCTTTTTCAGTTCATCAATCATCATCTGGAAGTATGTCGTGTCAACCCCGGTAAGCTGATCTTCCAAAACTTTTACATCGGTCAAATCCAATACATTTAACTGCATCGCCATCTTCACATACTGACCTGCATTGATGTGATATCCTCTTTCCAGATATTTCCTGGTCCTGATAATTGAACACAATGGGTATAACGAACCAATGTAATACAATTCCTTGTTTATGATGCATTCCAACGCTTTCTGCGGAAGGAAAAGTTCATTATCCCAGGAACTCCACGCACAAGTACAATGTGCAAAATCATAGTTTCTGTGAATATCTTCAACCTCTCCGTAAAATCTCGTGACTATCTGAATTTTGTCCGAGAGTGTGATGGCATTGCTCGTGATGAACCTGGGTCTGTACTTCTCCTTGCTGTCTTCGCTGGCCGGTTCCTTTTGTTCTTCCGGCTCCCGCTCCGCTCCAACCGCATCGTCCTCTTCTGGCATAGTGTCAAAATTATAGGAAATGTCGCTTTTCTTTTCCTCGTTTTCGTCTGCAATCCCTTTTGATGAAATAAAGCAGCTTACCTTCCCTGTTTCTTCTTCCACTTTGAGAGTGACTGGCTTATCTGGATGTGACTTATTCCACTTGCTAACATAATATCCGGCTACAGTAATGCAGGATGCCTGATTCCTGAAATATATGTCATAATCATTTACAGGCTCTCCGGTCAAAAGAGAAACCAGTGCGCCTCCAGTTACTATAACATTTTCTGAAATAGCCTTCTTTACTTCTTCATTGTCTATACTGTCCGTCCAGGCCCGTACTCTTGCTTTTAAATGCTTTTTGATATTTTTACTGTTCATGCTCTCCTCCTACCTCTCTTATCGAAACCTCCACTCTGGGCTGTTCGCTGTAATATTTTCGGAACATTCCATCTACAACCATTGCATCATCACGATATGCAATCCCATTAAGGCTATCGCAGATTATCTTAGCGATATTATCAAAATCCGGCTTTTTTACCGGTCTGATCTTACCCTCAATCATCATCTGCCGCTTCTTCTTTGATGTGCTTTTCGGAATCCCGTAAAATGCAAATATCCGAACATCCAGCATTGCATCATCTGAAAACCGGAAACTTCCGCACTGATTCTCATATTCAATTTTTACCTGATTCTCATATACGACTGTTGCTTTTGGCGTATATGCCCGTGCAAATGTCTTTTCTCCATCTCCAGATTTTCTGACAGATACCCTGGGTCTTCCTTTTGCCTTCGGCTCGCCGTATACTGTAAACTTCACCATACTGCTTTCTCCTTATTGGCTTTCCAGGCTTGATTCTTCCAACTTAGCCTGAAGGCAAAGGTAATTACTTTTACCCTTTTCTCTCGGAACTTTTATCTGCCTGACTGTATATCCGTTCTTAACAAGGATTCCGGATACCGCCTGGCGGTCCTCCTGGGTGTATATCCGCAGTTCCGCCAGTGGATTGAAGTCATCGTGCTTTACTCCGAAAAATTCCTCCGGCCCACATTCCAGAACTTCTGCTATGCTCAACAGTGCAGAGCAGGGGATATCCGTGCTCCCAGTTTCATAGTTTCCTACTGCACTCTCGCTTTTCCCTACCAACTCTCCCAACTTTTTCTGAGAGATTTTCCGGTCTTCCCGGATTCTCTTGATATTCAATCCAATGTTTTTACTGTCCATATCATCCCTCCAGTAACCTCTTAGTCTCTTCATATCTTTGTGCAGCTTCCCTCTTTCTCCATGAAATTCCTTTAAATTCAAGAGGATAGCACATCTCAAAAACTCTATCGTAAATGCGTTCATAACGAATATCACTGGCCGCCTGCATCTGGCTCAACGTGAGATTGGTTGTCAGGATAATCGGCTTCTTTGCCCTGTATCGGTTGTCAATGATACCGTACACCTTTTCCAGCGCATAATCTGTACTCCTCTCTGCCCCCAGGTCATCAATTATGAGGAGGCGAACACTATTCAGCCGGTTAGTGAACGCTTCTTCCCTTTCCCTGTCAAACCCCTGCATTTCCTGCAAAATCCGGACAAAGGAAGTCATCACAACTGAGGTACTATGTTCCAGCAGATAATTTGCAATGCAGGCAGCCGTATAGCTTTTCCCGGTTCCTACCGTTCCATAGAAGAGAAGCCCCTGGTTATTCTCATACATCTTCTTGAACTCTTTGCAGTAATTCTGTGCGATACTCAGGTGTTTTTCATTTCCGCTGTTCTTCCGGAAATTATCAAAAGTGGCTGTCTGGAAGGTTTCATCCATCATGCTACTGATTCTCGCCCTCCGGATGCTATGCATCTCTTCCTCCTTGCGCTCCCTCTCTTTACGGGCTTCCAGAGCATCCGCTTCACATCTACACATAATGGCAACCTTCCGCTTACCCATTCCAAGGAAATCTATCTCTCTTTCCTTTCTGGTATGGCACTTGCCACAGCAAAGCATCCCATCATCTCCGATATAATCGCCGTCTTTCATATATGATTCTTTAGCCAATCCAGCAACTACGCTTTCCACTATACTGCTTACCACGTTATCTACTCCTTCCATTGCCCGAATGGGTTACTATCATCTGATTTCTCATTGGATGCCGGTATATCCGGCGCAGGCCGTTGAATTATCCCTGGGTTTTCTTTCTCCACTTTACTTATTACCCAGTTCAGAATCGTCATGTAATCGCTCCTGTATGTTTTCCCGGTTGAGCCTTTATACAGGTTCAGAACTTCCACAAATTTATCTGCCGCCCTCTGCCCGTATCCGTATACCAGTTTCCCGTATTCATCTTCTGTCAGGGAAACAAAATCTGCATACTGCTTTTTCTCTGGCTTCTTCTTTGCCGGTTTCTTCGCCTTTTTAGGCTTTTCCGGCGGATTGTCCGGTGGACTGTCCGATGGACTTTCCGGTGGACTTTCCTGTGGACTTTCCGGTAGATTCTCTGCTTTCTGAGCCTCTGCCTTCTTCCTGGCTCTCTCTTTTCGCTTCCGCTCCGCATCATATTCTTTTGTACTCAGGAACTTATACCACTGCTCCTGCCATACATCCCAATCATGCAGATATAATGAACCATCCTCCATTTCATCAATCCAATGCTGGCTGATAAGATTGTCTACAATTCTGTGTGGGTCAAGCCCATCGCTTATCCCCTTTGTCACTTCCTCCGCAATATCATTCTTATCACAGCTTCTCAACTTGCCGGTTCTGTCCGCATTCTTCAGGCCCCATAACCACATTGAAACCAGGATTCCAAGTGCTTCCTTTTTGGAGCATCCTATTTCCTTTGCAAGTTCTCTCAGTTTCCCACCATCCACATGGTCATGTACACTGATCCATGCCAACAACATCACCACCTTTATCGTGGCGGTAGGATTTACCCCGCCGCCACTGCACATTACTCATTTTCTTTTTCTGGATTCTCTGCGGAGCCATTTTCTTCCTGCTCCTTCATTTTCTTCTTGTCTGCCTCAATTCCGTTCCTCAGAGTTTCCATGGCCTCCTCGAACTGCTCAACAGTCATGTTTGTAGTTGATTCCAGCCCCATATTATTACAGATGAACTTGACTACTGCCGCTCCCTTCTTCTTGCCATAGAATCCAGATGCCAACTCTAAGAACTCCTGCCGCTGATCCTGTGAAATGTAGACTACTGCTTCCTGAACATCATCCACGGGGCCTGTGGCTCCATTGTCGATAACCTGCCCCTTCTCAGCATCCCGGTCTGTATACCCGAACTCCTCTGCCGTGTACAATCCCTGGTAATCATCCGGAAACGCCGCTCTTACCGCCTGGGATACTGCCACCTTTTCAATCATCGTGCATGGCTTGCTCCCCCAGTTCGCCATCGGCTTACCATCTTTAAACTTCTGATACTCAGCCAGGGAGACTTCTTTGAATGTCTCAGTTTCCTTACCGTTCAGTTCGTGATACACTCTGCACCATCCGCCGAGAAGAGTTTCTGAAGGATACAGGCATGTTCCTTCTTTCTGGACAATATCTTCTCCACGCTGAACCACAATCCCGGATTTCATTCCGCTGTAGTTCGGGTTTTTGAACGCCCTCTTCATGTAGGTTTCTTTTCCTATCACAAGCTGCGCCGGTTCGTTCCCGAACTTAATCAGGTACACTTCTCCGTACACCAGTGGATTCAATTTCTGTGCCTGGCAGGTCCGGATAAAGAACAACACTTCCTGGTCCGTGACCTTACCATTCCCCCTCACCAGGTAATTCTTGACGGTTTCCGGTTCCAGCTTAATCTCCACGCCGCCTGCATCATACTTCACAACGCTCAACGCATTCTCTGCCATACCCTATTACCTCCTGATACTCATTTTCATGGTTTCTTTGTACTTAATTCCGGGAATCTGGATGCTTCCTTTTGATGCCCGAATAAGACGCATGATTGCTTTTTCATCTACCGGTCTGATTTCCACTCCTGCAAAGTTCACAGGAACTTTTTCTTTGTCGATATCTTCAATCTCCCAGTCTTTGCTACTGCTCACACCTTTTGCTTTCGGCACATCCATAGTAACCACAGCTTTAGTGGCTACGCTCTCTGTCACCTGTGCGTCCATAAGAACCGCTTCCGCTTCCTCAGTCTTCCCTTCTGCTTCCAGGGTTGCCGCCTCATTCAGCATTCTCTCCCGTTCTGCTTCAGCTTCTCTTTGCAGCTTGGCTTCCAGTTCCTTCCGCTTGCGTTCCTTCTCCTGCAAATATGCCGTCATGCTCTTTTTCAGGGTCTTCTCTGCATCCTGAAGAGGCTTCAGCATCGTCTTCTCCCTGTCGCATACCGCCTTGTGTGCCTGGTATGCAGAATCTTTCATCGGCTTGAAGAAATCCGTAACTACCTTCGCTTTCGCCTTAATCTGCTGACCGAACTCAGCCGCCTTCTCATATTCTTCATCTGTGGAGATTATCATTTCCTTTGCCCGTGTCTCCACCAGACCAACCTCCTGCTTAATCTCTACCTCTTTCGCCGCTTCGGTTGGAACTTCAATCGTTGCTACTACTGATTCCGTAACTTCTTTACCCATGCTTTTCCTCCTAACAGTGCATCAAAAATTCCATAAATGCTCTGGCCGCTGCTACTTCCGGTCCGTACTTTGCTTCCGTCTGATAGCTTTCAATAGCCGTATCCATAAGTCTCATTGCATCTTCATGACTAATCGGCTTTACTTTTTCAAGAGCCTCCCTGGATGCTGTCAATGCCGTTTCTGCCATGAACATAACGTCTGATGCTGTTCCTTTCACCTCTGTATGGATTCCTTTTTCATCCAATATCACCAGTAACTTTGCTTCCTTTGCCATCTCTGTGACCTCCTATTTGTATTTTTGAATATGGTTCCATACCACCATGAGGGAACTGAATACTTCCCAGCTTTCCATGTCATTTGCTTTATATCTAACCATCTGGTACGAACCATCATTCTTCAAGTGAACAATCGCCTTTTCATCAAATTTGAATCCATGGCTGCCGTAAGCCTTCGCATAGGCTTCTAACTGAACTCCGGTAAGCATTTTGTTTACTGCCGCCGATGTCTTGTAATCAATCAAAACTCTTTTTCCGCCGATCACACACGGTAAATCCGCTGTTCCTGCATACCTCAAAATCTTGTGGTATAACCGGCTCTCCGTTGCCAGCGGCTCCGGATTGTTTTCAGCCCAGAATCTCAGGAACGCATCGAAATACCCCCGGTGCTTCGGCTCTATATCCTCTATGCCATAAATAACATAGTTCTCAACCGCATTATGTATTGCTGTTCCCCTGTCGGCTGCCATTCTCATAACATCTTCATCAATCCCCCGATAAACTTCATTGTCGAGCGGACGCATTACCGTTGTCACGCTTGGAAGAATCTGTCCGTTTATCGTATAAATGTGCCTCTTCTCCTCAAAATTCAATTCAGGAAAAACCGGCAGGCCGTTCTCATTTATCTCCATTTACGCCACCTCTGCCACTTTCATTTTTTCTCCGATTATTTCCAGGACTTCTGAATAACTCATATCTTCCATGCAGTTCTCGCATATCGGCCCATCAGGCCCATCGAAATATCCATCACCCTGATATATCCCATCACCGCACTTCAAACATTTTTCTACCGGCTCCGGTTCTGGAGCATTTGGACATCTGCTGTTGCATGGTGTCTGTCTGCATATTTCACACATATCTTTTAGCCCTCCCTGCAATATTCAATAAAACTAACCGTCTTTCTAATCATTACTACCAATGCCAAAAACATAGGCAATACCAAATACTCTCCGCCTATGGCTCTGTATCCTCTGAACTCGTATGCTGCATCAATTGCTTTCCATGTGAGCCACAGTCCAATCAAGATATACAACCAGTTCCTTCTCAAACATTTTCCGAACTTTAACGCCGCCCTTTTCAGTCTTCTTCTGGTTCTAGCCACTGCCCGTTTCAAATCTCTGTTCTGTTCTCTTATAACCAGAACCACTATTTGTGTGTCTCCGCACATCTGTGATTGAACACTTATGCTTTTTCTACTAACACCCACTGTGCTACACTCCTTTGCTTTTCCCAGAAAATCGGTGTGACAAATAAGCCGATATCAATATCGCTAACCTTCCTGATAGCCTCTTCCAGTTCCTCTTCGCTCTTTATGCCAAACTCTCTTTCCAGGTATTTTTCTGTATTCTTAACCTCCACTAAACCACTACCCTTTT